AAGTGGGGAGGTGTGCCAGCCGACCTCGAGCGGTGTCAGCGGCCCGGCGTAGCGTCGGAGTCCTGAGCGCAGGAGGCGTGTACCCAGCGGCCGTCATCGTCGGGGCGGGGCGCCTCGCCGGTGCCGGTTTCGCAGAGGGCACACAGGTAGCCGGCTTCGGACTGGTAGGCGTCGAACCGGCAGGGACCCTCCCCGCTGAGGAGGGCCCCTACCAGGATGCCGGGTCTCACCGGGGACCGAGTGGCCTGAGGTAGTCGGCGGCGGGGATCACCGCGTAGTCGGCGCCGGAGACGGCGGTGTCGTAGATGGAGAGGGCGGCGAAGCCGGCGGTCAGTCCGGTGGGAATGGCGGCGATCACCGCGGGGACGTTCCAACCGCTCACGACCAGGGTCGCTCCGAGCAGCAGCGCCGCGGCGACAGCGAGCACCACTCGGCGGGCCAGGGGGCCGGGCGGCCAGTCCCACCAGCGGCGCGCTCCCATGACGATGAACACTGCGGCGGCGGCGGCGCCGGCGGGGGTGATCAGAGTGGTCCAAGCGAAGTCGGGCATCGGCGGTCCTTTCAGGTGGCGGCGATCTTGCGGGGGAGGGTCTCGAGGGCGGCGAACGTCTGGGGGGACGCGTAGGTGCCGTCGACGGTGAGGCCGGCGAGCCGGTGGGCGGCACGGCGCTGGAAGGCGGCGACCGCGGCGGCGGTCCGGGGACCGTAGTTCCCGTCGATGCTGATCGCCGCTCCCCGTAGGACCAGCAGGGCTTGTAGTTCGGCGACCCGGTCGCCCTGGTCGTTGAGTCTCGGATAGGTCACGTCATCCTCCGATGGTACGGCTCCGGCGTAGGTCATGATCTTGGCACGGACGATGTCGTCGGCGTCCCAATGAGGCGACGCGTCGGGGGCGGTGTCATGGTCGAACACGTAGAAGTCCCGGCGGCCGTCGGGGGGGATCCACCGTCGGTGACTCATCGAATGTTTGACGTTCCCGGCAGGCTTGGGATACCAGACGAGCGGCGAGTCGGGGGCAAACGTGTCGTGGGCCCATCGGATCAGCCGGCCGAGATTGGCGAGGTCCTCCTGGTCGAGGTCCCTTACGGCGAGCCGTCCGTAGTTCGCGGCGATCCACCAGGCGGAGTAGCCGGCGATCTCGACCTGGTGGATGTTGGCCCGGTTGGTCGGGACCCGAAGCCCTCCCTCGAGCGTGGAGGTGCCCAGCAGGGTGCCTTGGCGTCGGTCGAGTCGGACATGCTGGATGGCGCGGCGTGCCGGTCGGGGCAGGTAGGTGACGCTCGGGTGGACGCCTCCGCCGTAGCCGGGGACCCAGGCGGTTTCGGTCGAATGGACCCCGAAGGCGAAGGTGAGCAGGTCGATGTCGCAGACGTTCGAGGCCGGGTCGTATTCGAATGGGCCCCATCCGAGGCCGTCACCGTTGGGGCCCCCATCGAGCCGCGCCTCGATGGGGAACCCGAGGGCGGTGGCGGGGAGCAGTAGGGGGAGTTCGGGGTCCCAGGTGTATCGCATCAGGGGAGGCTACATCAGGCGGAGGGCAGATAGCGGGTCATCGTTCCTGATCGTCGAGGATGGCCAGCCGGGCGTCGATTTTGCGGAGCAGCGGGAGGATCGCCTCATCGTCGTCCATATCGAGGGGCGGGAACTGCTGATCATGGAGATGCTGGACCTGCGCGACCATCGTCGACGCTCCCGGCGGTTTGCCGTTGACCGCCCGGTCGACCTGGCGGACCAGGATGTGGGTCTCCGCTACCTGTTCCTCGGTACGGACAACGGTCTTGGATGTGCGGATCAGAACGTACGCTCCGGCGATGGCGGTGATGAGTCCAGCGAACGCCCCGATGATCGCCGCGACGCCCAAGAGGCTCATAGTTCGGTTTCGTCGAGAAGCTTCTCGACGATGTCCAAGTCGGGGGGCGTGTTGTGGCCCCGAGCGTCGATGAGATGTCGGATCAGGCCCCGGCGGGTCAGGTCGGCACTCCGGTCGAGCCGTTCGACCATCTCGCCGAGAGTCGACCCGTTCGACGTGTGGACTTCCCGCTGGGTGCGTTTCGTGTACACCGACGCCCTCCACGCGGCACCAGCCGCGAGAAGCGCCGGCACCGCGGTGATCGACGCGGAGACGATCAGATCGGACATGGCGAGCCTCTCATGCCGGGCCGCAATCGGTGACAACGATCTGACGGGAGGGGAAGGTCGTGTACAGATCTGATGTGGGGGACGAATTTCCTGACACCTTGTAGGTGTGGGAACCCGCCGACGGGGCCACGATGACGAACAGGCTATATGAGCGTTCCCAGGACGCGGAGTCGTAGCCTCTCCAGAGGCTGAGGACGGTCGAGCCTTCGCGGATGAGCACGGTCCGAGCAACGGAGGCGATGGCAGCCCATGTGCCCATCGCGTCGATGCGGAGAAGCCGGTCGGCGGCGACGGTCACAGTGACGCTCTGAGACGTGAAGTCGGTGGTCGTATCGGGGATCGTCTGAGCGACCGCGGTGCTGGCGTAGCCCAGGATTGTGCCCGCCGCGACGTCGAGGGCGGCGACGTCGGCGGCGGCGGCCTCAGCGTCAGCCTGCGCGGTGGCGATCCCGCCTTCGATCCAGTCCAGGGCGGCAGCGACAATCGGGGTGGCCCCACCGGCGCCGGTACCCCAAGGATCATGATATTTCGTGTACGGCATGGGGCTCCTATGCGATGGTGTCGGTCCGGTCGAGTTGCAGCGAGTAGCCAGCGTCCTTGACCCAGGTGCCACCCGGGTAGAGGACCCGTGCGATCAGCACACCCGTGTCGACGGTGGCGGTCGCAGTGTCGGTGGCGAACCAGCCGAGTTCGGCGAGCGACCCGTTGCCTTCGGCGGGAGACAGGTAGGTGGTGGACACCATGACCCCGGTGGCCCCGGCAGCGAAGCTGGTGATCGCCTTACGGCCGGCCTCAGTGTCCAACACGGTGTCGCCGGCGGCGGCGGCGGTGGTCCCCGAGCCCCATGCCATGTACCGCAGCGCCGGGTCGAACCCGGAGTCAGACAGGGCGGTGCGGATCCAGTTGATCCCGAGGGTCGTGATCAGATTCGCGACGGTGATCTGATCGACGATGGGGTTGCGATGCTGGGGGCAGTGCGGGTCGATGGCGCAGAGGGGGCAGCCGGGATTGGGGTGACAGCGGCGGATAGCCGTCACCTTCCCCGTCCATCTGATCGGAGGCCCATACACCTGGGTCCCGCGGATGGTCCAGGGATCGATCTGGGTGACCGTGTGGTCGTCGTTCACAGTGACACCCTTTCTAACAGGGATAGAGGGTCGTGTCGGGATATGTGGTCGCCGATGGGAACGGGCAGGCGTTGCGGGTCTCCGCCACCGACGTCTCGGCCCAGGCCCACGATTCTGAGACCTCGTCGAGTTGGGCGACCGTCCCCACCGTCGACACGTCGACACTGCTCAGGTCGCCCCGTTCGATCAGCCAGCGGAACAGGCCGGTCCATCCCTTGCCCGGGGGGCCTTCCTCGGCGGTGACCGTGTACCGGGTCCGCTCGAGGTAGCCGACGTTGCGCCACGTGATCCGGATGATCAGCATATCTGTGGCGTCGAGTCCGGAGCCGGGGAGATTGAGGGTGGCCAGTTGACCGACCTCGAGACCATCACGGAACGTGTCGAAGGTGATGGTGTGATGCCGCCCGCCGTACTGGTTGAGGACCGCGGCGGCGAGTTCGAACCCTTGGGTGCGTCCTACGACGGGACGGGTAAGAGCGGCTTCGACCTTTCCGGAACCACCGCCCTCGAGCGCGGCGAGAGCGGCGATCTCGGTCGTGTCGGTCGAGGAGACGACCATGTCATACACCCCGATGTAGGTGACTCGAAGAAGGTCTGCGGTGCCTAGCGGGGTGCCACCAGTGTCTTGGGTGACCTCACCTGAGAAGCGGTTCCAGTACCAGTCGAACCCGGTTTCGAGTCCCCTGATCCCGACCGTTTTGGCGGTGTAGGCGCCGGCACCGATCTTGACTTCGATGGTCGGTTCGGCGTTGATCGGATAGCCGACACTGAAGGTGGGGCGGGTGCCGTCCCCGGCGAAGATCTCGACTTGGGAGCCGGTGGTGTCGGTGCCACCGATGAGCCATTGGACGTTGCGGTAGTCCCTGTTGCCTTGGACCACATGCTCGGAGTATTTCTCGAAGTCGCCGGCGTCGATGGTCCAGGGTGCCGGCACCGCGGTCCGGTATCGGAGATGCAGCACCTTGTCCGAGTCGATGTTCCACCACATGCCGGCGTGTTCAGCGAGGCGGTCCAGGGCGGTGGCGCCGTTGACGTAGACGAATGTTTCGGTGACCGTCGGACCCTCGTCGATGGTGGTGGCGTCGCCGGTGACCCCTTCGTCGCCAAAGAAGTTGGTGATCAGGTCCAAGGCGATGGCCCTGATGGTCTGCGCGGTGTAGGAGCCGGTGACGATCCTCTTGTCCGCCAGGTAGGTCATGTCCGTCGCACGGACCCGGTGGATCAGATCGCCGGTCCCGACCCGTTCCCGGGTATCGGTCAGAACGTATCCGGAGAAGCGGACGGTCACGTCGGAGAGGCGGGTGATGACGACAGGTTGGCTCCGCTGGTAGAGGAAGGCGGCGCCTTCGTCGTCGACGTCGAAGGAGGCGATGGACCGTTCCCCCACCGCGTCGTCGACGGTGAGGGTGCCTGGGATCAGCGCGGTGGCGGCTCCGCCGATGGTGACCGCCATTCCGGCGAGTCCAGCGGTGATCGTCGACGTCACGGTCAGTGCCGCGGCGCCGATGCTGAGGAGCAGTCCGTCGGCGCTCAGGGTCGACGTAATGCTCAGAGTGGCCGTGCCCAAGACGACAAGCAGTCCGTCCGTCGTCAGAGTTGACGTGGTAGTCAGCGTGGACTCGCCGTAGGCGACGACGATCCCTGCCGCGGTCGGTGTGGATGTGGTGGCGAGCGCCGCAGCGCCGGAGACGATGGGTGGCGTGAACGTGTCCCCGGCGGCGACCACGGTCGAGGTGGTGCTCAGCGTGGCTGTGCCGAGGGCAAC